TCAGTACATGATCACCCTGCTTAGAAGCCTCCTCAATCGTTTCTACGGCTACCTTGCTTTCCGTAAGACTTGTAAAAATACCAGCAAGGTCTGACAAGTTTGACCCAGACTCCTTCACAGTCTTTATTCCTGCGTTCAGAGTCTTGAGTACACCAACTACTGCTGAGATTTCTACAATCATATTAGCTTCCTAGTTCGGGAGGTATGTCAGGGAAGTCTGAGGTAGACGGCCATGTTCTTAGATCAGCACGGTAAGTTAAAAGAGCCGCACGCTGTGGATGGTCAGGTATTGCAACCAATATGTCAGTGCGAGTTAATTCTGAATTACGCCACGCATATGCAGATAGCTCAGGACATACATAAGGCTGATATTTGAAAGTACTCATTATAAAATCCTCACATAGCGAGTGCCGTTTAGAAGCGTAGTGTCTATGTTGGGCATACCTACAGAATTTACTTTATTATACTCAAAGACTTTGTTGTCACGACCGTTCGTGGAGTACAGTTTTGTACCTTTGAACGCTACCCCGCCATAATCAATGCTGGCGCTTGACAAAGCATTTACATTAAATGTAGTACCAGTATAAGTTCCTGAAGTTGTGTACTCAAACACTACTCCAGTTCGTGTGGTTGCGTACAGGTGTGTGCCGTCAGTCGTTAAATCCTGTATTTGCCCACCCGTATTAGAGTGTGTGCTGAAAGGTGTACCTGCGGTTCCTCCGCTGGAAGTAAGCGTAAACGGTACAACATTATCTGAATTGGCGTTGGAGCCTCCGCCATTGTAGGACTGCACATATACATACACAGTTGTGCCTATGACAGCCACACCAGTACAGCCGCCAACTGACCCAATCGACCAGCCACTGTCTATAGCTCCTGATGCGTTATACCGTTTAATAGTACCAGCATTTGACCCCGCGATATAAAAATGCGAGCCGTTCCAAAAAATCCCATTGTTTTCAGAATCCCCAGAAGTTGTGAAGCTGACACTTTGATACGCTCCACTAGCGTTATATTTGAAGACGCTGCCATTAGTGTTTCGGTCGCACAGCCAGAAGAAACTACCATCAAAAGTTATTCCTGACGATATAGTTATTTGCGAAGCCACAGACCAATTGGTACTGGTGTAAGTTGCGCCTGTAAGCTTGACTGTTGCGTTAGGATAAGCTGATATATTTGTGTCAAGAACTCCAGACTTTAGCCACTTCTCGCCTGACTCTGTAGTAATCAGGTTAACATCTGAGTATATGGCTTTCTGATCATTTATTTCTGAGCCACCACCACCACTACTTATAAAATCTGTAAAGTTACTCATGCCATTACCCATCCGCGTGTAGCGTCTGCAAATATAAATTGAATTGAAAGATACTCTTTGTCCAGTGTCATATCAGTGCCGCTAGACATAATGTTACTGCCGTTGCGACCTACAATTGTGTTGACAAAGTTACCTACGGTTATCAGCACTCGCTGACCAGCCGAAGGTGAAGCAGGTAGCGTTATGGTCTTTCCTGCTGCACTCACGTAGACATGAGTATTCACTGTGGCTGTCAATGATGAGGCTGTGGCTACTGTAGTAATGCCTACAGCTATGGGGTCAGAAGAAATGACACCAGCCTTTACTTTTGTTAATGCCATTAGCTTACCTCTGGTCTTGTATCTGGAAAGTCTTCAGTCGAAGGCCATTCACGTAGTGCCGCACGATAAGTAATAATAGCTGCTGCATTAGGATAATCAGAAACTGTAGCGGCTATGTCCGTGCGAGCGAGTTCATCATTGCGCCAGAAGATTGCTGCTGACGTTGGCGATATATGGTCTGCTTGTATTATTAAAGCCATTATTTTATCCTCACGTAGTTTTGTAGGCCCTCAAGATGATAGTCCGTGTGGTTTGCCTTAACACCAATTTGATTTTGGTATTTGTATACCTTTTGAGTAGAGTTACCTGCAACATGGAAAGCAGGGCTGACCCAAACAATTCCTTCTGGGTTTGAGTCTTGAGAAGCTACAGAAAAACTTTCATTCTGATACACGCCAGAAGTATTAAATTTATGAGCTTTATCAGAACTAGCCCCTATTACCCAAAGATACGTCCCGTCAAAGGTAATCCCTTTTGGATCAGTTTCTTGAGCAGCAACGCCAAAAGATACATTCTGATAAACGCCAGAAGCGTTATATTTGTAAACTGAATCAGGCCCATTAACAAGAATCCACAAGTAAGTACCGTCCCACGTTATGTCTTCAGGTACGCCTCCTAGACCGCCTACATAAAAATTACTTTGGTACACTCCAGAAGCGTTGTACTTAAAGATTGTATTCTGCGCCTTACCAGTAACCCAGAAGTGAGTTCCGTCCCATGTTATCCCAGAGGGACTGGTATCTTGATTTCCCGCGCCAAAAGATACATTCTGGTACACGCCTGCCGCGTTGTATTTGAATACTGAATTCGTAGTACCTCTATCGACCACCCAGAAAAAGCTACCATCCCAAGTAATCCCAGCAGGCTGATTTACCTGCGCCGAATCACTAAACGATGTGCCAGTGTACCCCAGTGCTGCTGTCGCATCAGGGTAAGTAGATAGGTCTGTGGATGACACGCCACCCTTGAGATACACACGACCATCATCTAGAGTAATTAAATTCTCTGCTGAATTTATATATATTGTTTCATTTACTTGTGAGGCACTGCCGCCTCCACCTAAACTTATAGCCATCTTATAGCTCCTTCCATCCAATAGTTGCGTCAACAAATACCAAGGTCGCTCCAGCGTCTGCCGCCAATGAACCATCGTCTGTTGTGCTATTAATCTTAGAGCCGTTACGGCCCACGGTTACAGCGCCTGTACCAGCGTTCTTTATGAAGACTACATTGCCAGCACTAGGGCTTGCAGGCAGAGTAATTGTCACTGTGCTGCTTGAGTTTACAATGAGCTGGTCGCGTGTGACTGCTGTGTACGCAGATGTCTTGATAGCAAAGTCATTGAATGCGCCACCTACGCCTGCGCCAAGTTTGGCAGAAGTGATTGAGCCATCCGCTATCTTGGCTGTGGTAACTGCGCTGTTGACAATTTTAGCCGTGGTCACCGTGTTGTCTGACGGAGTACCGACCTCAGTTACTGCAATAGCGGCTACCATAATCTCAATAGCTGACCCGTTGGTAGGGGCTTCTGAGAAAGTAACCACTGCCGGAGTTGCATTGGATACAGCATAAGTGGACTTGTTCTGGTACACGCCATCCACATAAACTAGTGTGTTGTTTTCAATGGCTGCGCCTGATAGCGAGAAAGTTACGTCACTGCCGTCACCAGTAAAGCTGTTGAGCAGTAGGTCAGCAGCACCACCCCCTATCTCACCCCATGCTGTAGAGTATCCTTCGAACTTCCCTTCAGTAGTGTTATATCTAAACTGACCAGCTACGCCTGATGGACGTTGAGCTGTAGTACCTGCTGACATCTTGACAGCGGTAGTTCCTGTAACTGTAACTGAGGTAAAGCTAGGGTTAGCACCTATAGACGCTGCACTGTTAGCAGCAGCAGTAGCTGAATTAGCAGAAGCCGTAGCAGAGTTAGCGCCAGCAGTAGCTGAGTTAGCGGAAGCAGTCGCAGAATTAGATGCATTAGTAGCACTTGTGGCTGCAGCAGATACAGAATTAGCAGCACTTGTTGCTGAATTACCAGCATTATTTGCTTGTGTTGTAGCTAGTGCTACCTGAGCAGTGGCGAGTACTACTTTACTAGCAGCAGTAGTGGCGCTGGTAGATGCGTTAGACGCGCTTGTAGAGGCGTTTGAGGCTTTAGTAGTAGCTGTGCTTGCGCTTGCAGCAGAAGCAGTAGCGGAGTTGCCTGAGTTGGTAGCTGAAGTAGATGCCCCACTAGCTGAGTTACCAGAAGCAGTAGCGGAATTAGATGCGGTTGTTGCGGATGTAGATGCGCCTGACGCACTAGTAGCTGCGGCATTCGCGGATGCTTGGGCTGCTGAAGCATTCCCTTGTACGCCCGAAGCACTTGCGGCTGCGGCAGTAGCAGAGTTGCCTGCGGCTGTTGCGGAAGAAGATGCGCCAGAAGCACTTGCTGCGGCTTCGCTTGCTTTGTTAGTAGCTATGATAGCCTGTTGTGTTACGACTGTTATTGTGGCATCTGTGTTGGAATCACCAGAACCACCGTCTCCTCTAAAAATTGGCATTTATAGCTCCTAAGAAAACAAGAAATAAGAAAGGAGGGCTCCGAAGAACCCCCCAGTTACTATAGTTTACTTAACAGCTAGGTTAAAGCCAGCTTCAGGACGCATAACCTGACAACCGTACAGAGTATCAGCAGTGTAGAGAGTGCCTAAGAACTCCTGCTTGTACTGCGTCTGTGAACGTACAGCTTGCTGCTCTGCAAGAACACTGGTGTCCTTGTGGATTAGCTGGGCAGCACGTACCTTAATAGCGTCAGTTGGGTCCATAATAGGGCAGTTAGATGATACAAACACATCTACACCATACAAGTTACCAATCTTACCTGTTTCAACAGACTTGCCATTAACAAAGTCAGTAGAGGTATAACGATCAATACCCATGATAGCGTTACGCAGAGAAGGCGGTACAATAAAGCTACGACCGTCCATAGGTACGTCTGCATCGTCCATCTTCTGAATCAAGTCACGGAATACCGCGTCAGAGAAAGCACCAATGTCAGCCTGACCGTCAATGTCAAAAGCTTCCAAAGCACCAGAAGTAGTGTTGATCTGGAAAGAGCCAGTGTTGACCCAGCTAGAACCGTTACCGTTACCAAACTTCTTA